CTCTTCCCCTACCCCCGCTCTCCCGATCTCACGGGCGGGAACGGCTCGGAGGACGGGCTCCCCGACAACTACGCGGAACTCATCATCGCGGCGTACGACGAGGACATGAGCGTCCCCGCCGCGAAGATCGAACAGCTCGTCGCGGAGAACGACACGCTGAAGGCGGCGAACGCCGCGCTGAAGGCACAGAACTACGACCTTCTCATGCAGATGCCGAAGGTCGAGAACGACGGCGGCGACAACGAGCCGGACGACGACGGAGACGGCGGCGACGCTGACTACGACGAGAACATCACGACCGACGACCTCTTCGAGACGGAGAACTGAACATGGCACTCGATGTCAAGCCCATGAAGCACACGAGCAACGAAGCGATCCTGGACGCGATCCGGAACACGCTCAGCTCGGACTACCAGCGGCGAATCCCCGCCGCGACGAAGGCGTCGCTCGACGAGATCGCCCGGAAGCTCTGGCAGTACACGCCGACGCGGAACGAGTTCATCGATGCGTTCGTGAACCAGATCGGCCTCATCAAGTACCAGAACGTGACGTGGACGAATCCCATGTCGAAGTTCAAGTCCGGGATGCTGGAGTACGGCGACACGATCGAGGAGCTTCAGCTCGGTCTCGCGACCGGCTACGTCTACGAGCCGGATCGCGACTACCTGGAGCAGACGCTCTTCGGGCAGGAGCGCCCGGAGGCTCAGAGCAGCTTCCACAAGATCAACCGCCAGCAGATGTACAAGATCACCGTCAACACGGCGATGCTCCGTCGAGCGATCCTGGAGCCGGGCGGTCTCAACTCGTACATCGACCAGCTCCTCGCCGTCCCGACGACGAGCGATAACTACGACGAGTTCCTCGCGATGACGTCGCTCTTCAAGCGGTACGACGAGCTGGACGGCTTCTTCCGCGTGAACGTCCCGGAGCTGGACGGCGACGCTCCCACGGAGGACGGCGCGAAGGTCGCGCTCCGCAAGATGCGGAGCATGGCCGATACGCTCCCGTTCATCTCGCGTCACTACAACGCGGCGGGGATGCCGGTTCACACGACGCCCGACAAGCTCGAGCTGTTCATCTCCCCGGAGGCGAACGCGACGCTCGACGTGGAAGCTCTCGCGGGAGCGTTCAACATCTCGAAGGCGGAGTTCGCCGCGCGGACGACGATCGTCCCGAAGGAGTTCTTCCCGAAGGGCGGACAGGCGATCCTCACGACGCGCGACTTCTTCGTCGTCGCGGACACGCTCTTCGAGACCGCGAGCCAGCCGAACCCGGCCGGTCTGTACACGAACTACTTCCTCCACCACCACCAGATCATCTCGTTCTCGCGGTTCGTCCCGGCGATCCTCTTCACGACGGAGCCGGGCACCGTCCTGAACGAGAACCCGACGCCCGTCCAGGGGATCGAGGACTTCGCCGTGATCGACGAGACCACGAAGAGCGTCGTGACGAGCGTCGAGCGCGGGCGCTACTACCGCGTCGGCGGGAGCGCGACCACGCTCCCCGCTGGCGGCGACAACGACGCGATCCGTCTGGAGCTGGTCGGCGCGGAGTCCGACCGGACGTACCTCTGGCAGACGGGATCGCTCCACGTCTCGCTCGACGAGACGGCGGAGTCGCTGACGGTGAACGCGGTCGCGACGGACGACGAGACCGTGACGGACACGCTCACGGTGGACGTCACCGGAGAGCGGGCCGTGGTCTGGCCGTCGCCGCGCGTCGAGCCGGACGGCACGGCGACGCCGTAAGCCCCTTCCGGGAAACAGAACGGGCCGCGCGCTACCGGCGCGCGGCCCGTTCACATACAAGGAGCATGAATGCCTAAGATCACCGATCCGGCGAACCCGAACTACGACTTCGGAACGGACTTCAGCTACGAGAACTGGACGGCAGACACCGTTCTGACGCTCTGCAACGTCCCCTGGAACAACGACTACCGAGACATCGTGAAGTTCCCGTCGAAGAACGCGCTCAACGCATACATCGACGGTCTCGGAAACGCGAACGCAACAATCGAGAACGCTCGTTACGCGCCCGTCAACGTCCCCGTTCGCATCGACATGAAGTTCAACGCGGCGTACCGCTTCAACTACCTTCGCGCTACGAACGGCGACGGTCGCGACTTCTACTACTTCATCACAGACGTTCGGTACGTCGCGGCGGACACGACGGAGATCGTTGTTCAGCTCGACCTCTGGCAGACGTTCGGATTCGATGTCACGTTCGGACGTTGCTACATCGAACAAGGACACATCGGAATCGCGAATGAGCATCGCTTCCACAACTACGGGCGAACGTATCTCACGATCCCGGAAGGTCTCGATGTCGGGAACGAGTACGAGACCGTCGCTCATCGCCGCGAAACCGTCATGAACGGTGTATACCCGTACGATCCCGGCTACGATGGCGGGCACATCACGCCGAACATTCTCGTCCTCTCGTCCGTCGACTTCTTCGAGGATGCCGGGACGGTGGATAACCCGAAGCTGAAGATGGCGCGTCCGACCGGATACGGCGCGGGATCATTCGGACTGAAGGCGTACATCTTCGAGCACGAATCCGGCTTCTCGAACTTCATCACGTCCATGCGCGATAAGCCGTGGGTACTCGAAGGCATCCATTCTGTGACGATGATCCCGAACGTGAAGCGGTATCATCCCGACGCGACATTCGCGGACGTGCAACTGGAATGGTACCCGGATATCACCGTGCCCGTTTCCATGCTCGAATCGTGGGGAACGTTCGGAACGCAACCAGAGTTCCCGAAGCGGCGCGCGCACAACATGTATGTCAACTGGCGCGAAGCGATGCGGAACGCACTCCCGCCGCGTTACCGTCACCTGGACAAGTTCCTGACGTACCCGTACATGATCGTCGAAGCGACCACATGGAGCGGGAGCGCGCTCATCCTGAAGCCGGAAGCCTGGAACAATCCGGACGCTCGCATGGTCGAGCGCGCGAATCTCATCCCGCCGTCTCAGCGCGTCACGTTCACGGCGTACGGTTACAACTCGCGAAGCCCGGAGAATACGGACTTCAACGGCGACGACGGCGGCGACTTCCTCGACATGGCGATCAACATCGACTCGTTCCCGTCGATTCCCATTATGAACGACGCCGGGATTCTCTCGCTAGCTCAGCGCGCGCACGGTCTCGCGTTCGAGTTCCAGACGGCTGACTGGTCTCAGACGCGAGCGATGGAAGGCGCTCGCGTCGCGTACGGCCAAGCGTCGAGCGGGATCGGTCTCGCGAACATGCAGACGGAGCTTCAGAACCGGCTCCGTTCGTCGACGACCGCCTACAACAACCAGATCAACGGGATTCAGACGGGCGTCGGGATGCTGGGAAGCGTCGGAGCCGGTGCCGTCGCTGGCGCTCCCGGCGGCGTTCCCGGCGCGCTCGCTGGAGCCGGTGGCGCTGTTGCGTCGATGCCGTTCACGGCGGCGAACGCGGCGATCGAAGCTCGTCGGGCGGAGATGAACACGCAAGCGACGAACCAAGTCGCGTCGTACTCTCAGGAGCGTTCGGCGGCTCATTCGGGATACGTCCGAGACACGAACCGCGATCTCGCGGAGTTCGGAGCGCAAGGCGATTACCGGAACACGATCGCGGGAATCAACGCGCGTGTCCAGGACGCCGCGCTGACGCAACCGTCGCTCCGGGGACAGTTCGGCGGCGACATCATCGACGTGAACTACGGGACTTCGGAACTCTCGCTTCGCTGGAAGGTTATCAACGGCGCGGCGCTGACAGCGATCGGTGAGTATTGGCTTCGGTACGGCTACGCGGTTCGCCAGTTCGGAACGCTTCCGGCGTCGCTCATGGTGATGAGCAACTTCACATACTGGAAGCTCGCCGAGACGTACATCCGTTCCGCGCCCATGCCAGAGAGCTTCAAGCAAGCGATCCGGGGAATCTTCGAGAAGGGCGTCACCGTGTGGAGCGACCCCGCGAAGATCGGTACTATCGACGTGGCAGACAACGACATCCGAAGTGGAGTGACGCTCTAATGGGCAAGAACCGAAACGCCGGGAAGAGCGATCCCGTCTTCGACGAACTGCACAACCGGCATCTACGCGGGCGCACGACGGCGAACAATCCGCGCAACAACCGGACGCTCGTTCATGAGCGGATGTACATCCGCATTCTGACGGAACTCGCGACGAACCGTTTCAAGTGGACGGGACTCCCGGATTCGGTCGACCCTCGATTCCTGGAGATGACGCTCTTCCGGAACGCTCTCGCAGTGTTCTACTTCGATCGCGACTTCGGGAAGTTCTTCGCGCTCCAAGGTTCTGGAATCGGCCCGGTCAACATGATGAACAATCCGACGCACTTCCTCGTCCACGGAACGGAGTTCAACTCGAAGACGCTCCGCGCATTCAACTCCGTGATCGATGTCGCCGGAATGCCGACATCGCAACCGCTGGAATGCGTCCCCATCTGGTCGAACTATCTCCGGATGCCAGACCTCGATATCGTCATGCTCTACGCGACGAAGCTCGCGGAACTCGACACGACGATCGAGATCAACACAAAGAGCGCGCGGCGCGGGAAGGTTCTCACCTATGACGAGAACGCGAAGCTGACGGCGGAGAACATCAACCGTCAGATCGACGAAGGGCAGGCGACGATCGCCGTCCGTCCAGGCATCATGGACGGGATGCTTCAGTCCATCGATCTCGGAGTCAATCCTGAATCGATCGTCTCGCTCTCGATGCTCCGCGCGCGTCACTGGAACGACTGCATGACACTACTCGGAATCGACAACTCCAACCAGGACAAGAAGGAACGGCTCGTCGCGTCCGAAGTCGACGCGAACAACGACCAGATCGACGGAGCGCGCGCCGTGAGCCTCAACGCACGCAAGCAAGCCGCCTTCGCGATCAACGAAGCATTCGGTCTCGCGATCAACGTCGAGTACAACGCGGACGTGAAGCGAGAGCTGGACACGATCAGTTTCGGCGCGACGATGATCGAACTCGAAGCGGTCGAAGATGAGCCGAAGGGAATCGAAGCATGACATCTGCAACGTTCACACTCCCGCTGAAGAGCGTCATCGAACTGACGGGCGGGAAGGCTCCCGTCGTCGATGGAGTTCGCATCTACACGCCCGGAAACGACGGAATCGGACTGGAGCACTATCCGATCTTCGACACGAACTACCGCGCGATGCTCAACGGGAAGATCATCGATCACTACTGGAATCGCGAGATCGGTCGAGAGACCGTGGACGACTTCCAGCGCGCGCTTCGCATGACCATGAACGAGATCATGACTTACTACAACAAGCTCTACAAGAGCGAGCAGATCGAGTTCGACCCGCTCCGCACGATCGATCTTCGGACGATCGGAAACGTCTCGAACACGGTCGAGCGAACCGCGTCGAGCGACTCCACGGCGACGACCGATTCGACGAACACGTCGAACAATGGAGCGACCGCGATCTCTCGTTCCGTCGCGTCGGAGATGCCCGGGCAGATGCTCGCAGGGAACAAGGACTACGCGACGAGCGCGACGGACGGTAACTCACAGACGACATCGACGGCGGCGGATGCCGCGCACGGTGAGAGCGAGACGGCGACGACGGACACTGGGAAGGAGGACGCGCTCCAGGAGAACGAGTCGACCACGACCGGCTACCAGGGCGTCCCCACGGAACTCATCATGCGGTACCGTGAATCACTACTGAACATCGACCTCGCGATCATCGGGGAACTGGAATCGCTCTTCATGGGCGTGTGGAACAATGGCGACGAGTTCGCCGGATGGAGCTACTAGATATGTCTCTCATGACGCCGATCACGCCGACGCCCATCGAAGGCTTCCCGCGCCGGGATCGCCCGTACGGGAACGTCCAGCCGTTCACATACCGCGACGGCGCGACGTATCTCGAAGTCCTCGAAGGGATGCGTTCGTGGCTCCGTCACACGTTCGTCCCTCACATCGACTCGGAGATGTCGGAGATCGTCACGAGCTGGGATGCTCAGATCGAAGCGTTCGTCGCGGCGGTCAACGCGGAGATCGCCGCGAACGCGGAGATCGTGAACGAGCAAGTCGATCAGTGGACTTCGACCACGATCGCGAACAACGACGCGATCACGAACGCTCTCCTCCAGCTCACGACGAGCGAGACCTTCTCGACGCTCTCGGAGTTCGTCTCCACGTCTTCGAACGTCCGCAAGCGAATGGACATCTTCGAGGGATTCGACATCTCCGGAGCGACCATGCAGAGCTGGGACGCGACGACCTACGCGAAGTGGATCGCGGGCATCGATGCTCGACTCGCTGGGAAGGCGACGAAGACGCAAATCGGCGTCGGCTCGAACGGTGATCCCATCTGGTGCTACACGGCGGGAGCGACCGCCGCTCCGCACGCCGTCATCGTCTCCGGTACGCACGGCATCGAGTCGCTTCCGCAGTTCGCCGCGATGCGGTTCTTCTCGGAGTTCACGGACGACCCAGCGATGCGCGGTCTCCGCGACCGTCTTCGCCTCTCGTGGATTCCGACGCTGAACCCGTCCGGCTACATGACGAGCCGCTACAACTCGTCGAACGTCGACATCGCCCGGAACTTCGATTACTACTGGTCGCTCTGGTCGAGCCAGACGGAGACGCATCCGAAGGGTGCGGCGGCGATGTCCACGACCGAAGCGCAAGCGATGAAGACGCTCCTCGACACGACGAAGATCGCGTGCGTGATCGACTTCCACACGTCGGACGCGGGCGGAACGCTCATCGCGTGGGATTCCCCGGCGATGCACATGGTCTCGAATCGTACACTCGCACCGAACGCCGCGTCGCGCTGGGATCAGAGCTACAACGCGGGCGGCGGCGCGACGCACCGTGAGTACGGGATGCACACGCAACCGTTCCCGCAGCTCATCAACTGGGCGAACAAGTACATGGTCTTCGACAAGAACCGTCTCAACGCGGCGGCGATGCTCATCGAAGCGAACGTCGACTTCATGGGATCGATCTCGCTCTCGCGCATGACGCGCGAAGCGTCGCGACTCCTCTGCGGATTCCTCCACTCTTACCTCATGGAGTGGATCGAGAACGGACAGACCGCCGTCCAGCCGTCGCCGCGTATGGCGTACGCGAACCGTGCCGTCACGGACTACACGAAGGAGATCGCGGACGGCGGGACGAAGATCGCGAAGAACGCGCCTGCTCCGCTCCGCTTCGACGGTCTCCCGACGATGCTCGGGGGAGCGCAGAACCGGCACTTCCTCGACTTCGCCGTCCCCGCTCCCGGTCAAGTCGAGTTCGAAGCCGTCATCGCTCTGAAGTCCGACGCGGCGAACACGGATTCGGCGGAAGTCGCGGCGGCATTCGGTCTCGGAGATGTTCCGGTCGCGGGCGGTAACGTCCTTCGCGAAGGCTTCACGATCGGTAACGCGCAGATCGTGAAGACGAGCCAAGCGGGCGGAGACCGGACGACGCTCGTCATTCGGACGCGCATCAACTACACGGTCGCGAAGATGATCCGCGTCCAGCTCTACCTCAACCTCAACACGACGGAGACGCGGCCCGTCGAAGTCCAGCGAGCTTCCGTGTTCGTGCGGTACTTCCCGAACTTCGGCGCGGAGCAAGTCGCGCTCATGCCGTCCGTGTCGTGAGCATTCAACGGCTCCAGAAGTACGGGAACGGGATCGCCGTTCTCATGGAAGACGGGAG